GATTACTTAGAGGACTACGAGGAAAGATATGAATTATATCACAAAAAGGAAGATAAAATCCAATTCGACCTCGAATTTTTCAACAAGATTACAAAGGGTGGGATTCCAAATAAAACACTCAATATTGCTCTCGCTGGCACTGGTGTTGGTAAATCTTTGTTTATGTGTCATGTCGCAAGCAGTGTGCTACTCCAAAACAAGAACGTATTATACATCACGCTTGAAATGGCTGAGGAGAAAATTGCTGAAAGAATTGATGCTAATCTTCTAAATATTCCAATACAAGATATAACTGAGTTACCTAGACCAATGTTTGAAAACAAGGTGGTATCTTTATCAAAGAAAACTCAAGGAAATCTTATCATCAAGGAGTATCCTACAGCATCAGCACATAGTGGTCACTTTAAGGCATTACTCAATGAATTATCATTGAAAAAATCTTTTAAACCTGATATAATATTCATAGACTACTTAAACATATGTGCATCATCACGTTACAGGGCAGGATCAAATGTTAACTCGTATTCCTATATTAAGGCGATTGCTGAAGAGCTCAGGGGTCTTGCAGTTGAAGCTAATGTACCTATCGTCTCCGCTACTCAGACGACTCGTTCTGGCTATGGTAGTAGTGATGTCGATCTTACTGATACAAGTGAATCCTTTGGTCTCCCAGCCACTGCTGATCTTATGTTTGCTCTTATATCTACTGAGGAACTGGAGACGTTAAACCAGATAATGGTCAAGCAATTAAAGAATAGATACAATGATCCAACTATATACAAGCGATTTGTGATAGGTATTGATCGTGCAAAGATGAGACTATATGATTGTGAACAAAAAGCACAAGAAGATATTCTTGACAGTGGTAATGAAGAGGAGTATAATAACGAAGATAAGACTCCAAAAAAATCATTCGCAGAGTTTAATTTCTAATGAGCACAGTTAAGGAAAATAATTGGTTTTGGATAGTTCAAAGATTGGGTGGTAAATGTGCCCGATGTGGTTCTATTGAAAATTTACAAGTAGATCATGTAGATCCTCGCACTAAAAAATTTGAAGTTAAATCTAGATTATCTTATAAAAGGATAAAATTGATTGAGGAGGTTGATAAATGTCAGTTACTATGTGAACCATGTCATAAAGATAAAACCTATAATGAAGATTGGGAAATTATCAAAGAAAAGAAAAATGATTTTTTACATATAGATGAGGAGTATTTACCTCTACTAGGTGAGTATCATGTAAATTTATCTATTGACGGTGAAAAGAGAGATGGTAAAGCATATATTAAATATGTAGAATTTAGAGCAAAAAAAACTGGTAATACTTTTCAAGAAATCATGGTGCATGATCATATAGTTCATGATCTGTTGCATTATGTTGCATGGCATGATAGAATGGTTAACGATGATTTTCCTTGGCTACCAGATACAAAAGAAGAAGAGAGACAAAGACTTTTCTCTAAACTAGAAAAAGAAATTGCTAATTTAAAAAGTGTATCACAAGGTCTGTATGACGAATTATATGATAGTATTCACATACTTGATCCAGAGTACATAAAGAAAGATGATCAAATGAAGATTCCATTTACAAAAGTTGTAGATTACAAAATTAAAAATGATGATCTACATTTGTGTGATAAATGGATAGATATTACACTTACATATTTTAAAGATATGCGAGCACACTTAAAATCACAGGGTTTTTAATTATGTCTGGAGACTACGAAACACACAAAAATCAACAACCTCACGTAAGTTATGCAGGAAACAAAGTTGACTTGGATAAGTATGCTTTATTCGTGGATGGTGTCACATCCAATCCCAGTAAAG